ATGACATGGCTGTTCATTCAGATGATCGACAGGCCCAAAACGGTGATGTTCTGGGGCAGGCTATTCGTTAACGTAGGCGGCCTCGCGTGCATCGCTGGCCTTTGGGGGCAGCTGGCCGTTAAGGCAACCTCAGAACTAAGCCATCCAGGGCCTGCATCGCCGCCGACTCGCACTTTGGCCGAGCTCTACCCGAGTCTGCCGATCTGGTGGATTCCCGAAAGCGCATTCGGCTATGCGCTCGCTATAGGCGTGGCGGCGCTTGGTATTTGGCTCGTCACTGCCACAAAGCGCATGAACCGTTCGTTTCGCTAGTCCGACCACCTTCTGAGCGGCCACAGAGGCGGTCTCGCTATCGCTGCAGACGGATCGGCTTAACGCACTCAATAAGCGCCGCTCGCAACTCACCCTCATAGCCCTCGCGCACCTCGATCTCGGCTAATACCGAGGCGCTGAATCGGTCAAGATCGACGCCCAGCGAAAGCGCTTCCGTTGGCATGGCCGGTCGCGCAGGCACCTTCACATCGCACTCGATCGGGATCGGCACCTTTACCGTTTGCATCGGGGTCACCCCGCACGCGGCAACCGACGCGGCGAGGCCTATGAGCGCGCATCGCTTCATGGTTGCGCCCTCCCCTTCAACCACGTATCGACGCGCACCCGAGCGCTCGCGCAGGCGTCTCCCGGCACGGCCGGCGGCGTGCTCAAGATCGTGTGGGCAGCTTGTTGTCGTCCAGTCGCAGCATTGCGCGCCGCGGCCTGCGCCTTCTTCGCCTCGGCGCCGCGCTTGTCGGCCAGGTCGCGGAGGTCTTCGGTCGCATCGCTGCATGCAGAAGCCGCCGATCGCGCGCTGTCTCGCTCGACGACCGTCGTCGCCGCTTTCTCGCGCGCGCCCACCCATGCCCAGCCGAGGGCCGCATTGCCGGCAACGCTCAGCCCAAGCGCGAGCAACAAGGTTTGCAGGAGGCTCATTTGCTCAGCACCTTGTACGCGCGCGCCGTGATCGCTTTGCGCTCCGCGAGCTTCAGGCGCGCCGGGCCGTTGACGCGCCCGGTCACGTCGTAGACATCGCCCCGTTCGGCCGCCGGCAAACAGTCCTTGAACACCGCGAAAAACCAGCACGCCGATTGGGCCGCGTACTGCGGCTGCAGCAACAGCTCGGGATGGCGGCGGAAGTCCGCGCCGAGCGCATGGCCCGCAGCGACGTAGGCGTCTTCCCAGGTAAGCTGGATGAGGCCGCGGCCATGGAAGCCCTTGTACCGAAGCATGCTCAGCCCCCGGGGGTTGCGCACGTACTCTTCGGCCCGGTAGCCGCCCTTGACGAACAGGCTCGGGAAGATCTCACGCAGCCGCGCCGGCGTGGTGTAGTTGAGGTTTTCCTCGACCTTCTGCAGCGCGTCGGACTCGACGGCGAGCTGCCCGAGGAAGGCCGCCATCGCGTTGACGGAGTGAATGCCGAAACGGTTCATCCCGTCCGCGAGATGCAAGGTGTAGCGCTCCGCGTCGGCGCGTGCGGCGCCGGTGCAGTCGATGAGGGTCTGGGTGTCGATCATGGTTTCTTGAGTTCCTTTGCTGCGGTCTTCGCGGCCTGGTTGGCGGCTTGTGCGGCGGTCTGCGCAGTGCTCGCGGCCTCGCCTGCGGTCTGCGCGGCGCTCGCCGCGGTGTCGGCCGCACGGTTAACGCGGCCGGTCAGGGAAGAAAGGCGGTCGCCGAAGGCCTCGCGCAGGCGGGCGATCTCGGCCAGGTGGTCTTCGCGCTGGCGCGTGATCTGCGCCTCGGCGTTGCGCGCGGCCCAGAAATAGCCCGAGCCAAAGCCGCCGAGGAAGAGGCTTCCGACGACACCCACGGTTTCGAAGAACCGGCGCCACTGGCGCGGCGGACGCACGCGCGGCAGGTCTTCGAGCGCCGCGCGATCCGAATCGATGTGCGAATCACTGTGCATGCAGTTGCTCCTTCAATTGGCGGACCTGGTCGCGCAGCGAACTCAGCTCGGCGGTCTGCGCGGCAAGGGTTTCGTTCATGGCCCTGAGCTGCCCCTTCATTTCCCACAGCTCTTTCAAGGCTTCGTTGCGCTCGGCCGCGAACTTGTCGGCCCGCTCTTCGGCCTTCAGGCGTGCGGCGCGCTCGCCTTCGAGCAGTTCCTTCCACGTCCCGAGCGCGGCAATCTGGCCCTCGCTGTCGGCGCGCTCCTTCGCATCGGTCGGCTGCTGCTTGCGCCATACCTGATAGCCACCGGCGGCCGAAAGAATGAGGAACGCCAACTGCGCAATCGGATTGCCGGCGATGTCGCCCATGTCCATGAGGTGCCTCTTCTCTCTTTCAAATTTCGAACTGCACGAGCGGCATGCCGGCGGGCGCATCGCCCTCGATCACGCCGTCGCGGACAAACACCTCGGCACCGATGGCCCGGTCGCCCACGCCGCGCGCCGTGAGCACACCGCCGCCAGGCAGCACCAGCCGCGCGATGTCGCCATCGACGGCCGTCACGGTCGCGATCTGCAGCGGCGTGGCCGGCAGAAGTTCAAGAAAGACGCTGTAGGGATTGCGGCTCATGCTCAGACCTCCACATGCGTTTCGACGGTGAGGGTCTGGCGCAAGGTCGGCCAGGCCTCATCGAGTGCGATGCTGCGCACGAGGCCCAGGCGCAGCGCATCGCCGCCGTCGTAGCGCACCAGCGAGCCCGGCAGGATCAAGCCCGTGTCCTGCAGCACCGACATGCGCAGGCTCACATGCGCCTGCCGACCCGTGTCGCTCAGCACGGCCAGGCCGCGCTGCATGGCGGCATCGCCGTGCGTCATCAAGGGATGCGTGACCATGGGCGCCGCGTAGTCGCCGGCCGTGCCGCTGCGCGTGAGGTCGCCGCGCACGCCGTCGCTCGTGGTGCCGTAGACGAAGGCGCGGTTGTAGGCGGCCCGCCGCACCCACTCGATGCCCTCCACCGAGACGACATCGGCGGGCAGCACGTAGTCGGGCGTGAGCGTGTGCCACATCCATGGCGCGGCCGGATAGCGCGGCAGGATGCGCAGCGTCGGCTCGGTGTTGTGCGGCTGCACGATGGCGCCGGCGGCCGTGGCGATGTCGAGCACCGCCGCAATCGGCGTGCCCTGAAAGGCCCAGGTCCCGCCCGGCACGAACCAATCGCCGATGCGGTAGTCGATGGCCCAGCCGTTGTTCACGCCGTTGATCGTCATGGCGAGCGCCATGAGCTGCGCCGCCGTGCGCCCCGAGGCGGAGGCAAAGTTCTGCTCTGGCGCAAAGGGCTTGTCGAGCAGCGCAGCGCGGCCCTTGCCCCGTACCCGCACATCGGCGCGCGCAAAGCGCCGATCACGCGCAGGAAGATCCGCCACGAGCCGATAGGGCACGCCGTTGACCATCGCCAGCAGCTCGGCCGGGTCGCCGTTGCCGTCCTCTTGCACCAGCGGCAACGCCGAGCCCGGCAGCGTGGCGCTCCATTGCCAGGTCCACGAATCGGCGTCGAGCGACATCGAGAAGCCGCGGGCCTCGATGACTTCCCCACCCTCCACGCGCGTGAGCGCAATGCTGTTCTCCACGGAATAAACCTCCAAGACGGGCACCACGACGGTCTGCCCGGTGCCAGGCGGCGGCGCGTGCCGCTCGCAAAAGAAAATGAGCGTGGTGGCGTGCTTCTGCGGCTCACGAAACACGAGTTCGGTCGAGGGCACATAGCAGGGATCGCCCGCGGGCGGCACGAGGACCGAGCGCCCCGGCAGCGGTGCCATGGCCGCCTGCCAGCGCACCAGCCATCCCCGCTCGATGAGTTGCGCCACGCCGAAGCCTTCGCTATGCCCGTGTGCGAGGTTTGCGGCCTCTTGCCAACCCGAATGCACGGCGCGCCGCAGCCGCTCGGCCTCCTGATAGCGCACCGCCAGCGCCGCCGGCGCGAGCTGCTGCGCCGCCTGCCACCGCACCCACGCCGCATTGCGGGCACGGCCTGCCTCTTGCCAGCGCAGTCCGGCCGAGGTCGAGACCGAGCCGGCCGCCTGGTGCCGCGCGGCCACCTGGTTGCGCGCCCTGCCCGCCTCTTGCCACACCGGCGCCGCCCCGCTTGCCCGAAGCTCGGCACGCTGCCAGCGCGACACACGGCCCGCATTGGCGCGTGCGGCGCCCTGGTGCCGCGCCACGGCGCCGACGCTCGCCGTGTCCGCCACTTGCCACCCCGACGACACCTTGCCCACGAGCGGGCGCTGCGTGGCGCTGTCGTAGCGCGCGGCACCGCTTACCATGAAGGCCGGCAGCGGGACCGAGCCGCCTGCCGTCGCATAGGGCGGCATCGTGACCACCGCAGCGCCGGACACCATGAAGGCCGGCAGCGGGATGCGGCCGAGCGCATAGACCGCGCTGGCGGTCTCGTCCGGCTCCCCGAACACAAGGATGTTCGGCGGCCCGTCGAGCGGCAGCTTCCGGAAGATGAGGTCTTCAGCCACCGATGAGCACCTCGCCGAGGAAAAAGGTGCCGCCCTGGTAGAGCTTGGCCTCGGGGTCGCCTTCGGGCGGGTTCTGCACCACCAGCTTGACCTGCCCCGCACCCGAGGGACCGCTCATGCTGAAGTCGGCCACCCAGGTGCCGTCCGCCAGCTCCACGCGGCCCCACGTCGCAACCCCCGTCGCGAGCGCCAGGTCGCCCGCGCTGTCGGCCTGCGCGAGCGCGAGCGTTCCATCGGCAACGGCGCCGGCCGGCAACGCGAGCACGGCCGCGGCCAACAACGTGGTGGGCGCGCCGCCCTCGCCAGGTTGCACGCCGCCGTACACCATGAAGCGGGCGCCCTCGGCCAGATAGCCGACAAGCGCCTGCAGCATGACGTTGATCGCGAGCACGTTCATGCCATCAGCTCCACCTTGCCATTGGCAAGGGTCAAGCCGTCCGAGATGACGGCCCGTTTGCCGTGCGCGAGGTAGTAGGCAATGACGGAATAGCTCTGCGATTCGTCGATGTGCTGGAAGTCATAGCCGCCATCGGCGCCGGACCACGCCTCTCGAATCACCATGCCATCGAGATCACGCACCAGCCGCACGCGGCACGGATAGGGCTTGTTGACCGGATTCACGTAGTCAAGCGTGAAGCCACGCACACGGCCCTTGCCGCCCCACTCCAGATCCTTGCGGCCGATATCTGCATAGGTCGAGCGCACGCGGAACGCATCGACCGGCTGCACCGGCGGGAGAACGTCCAGCCCCAGCAGGGTTGCCGGCTTGAGCATCGGCAACAGGCTCCCGCCGGCGATGACTTCGTAGACACGCACGGCGTGCAATCGAATCTTGCACGAGCGCACGAAAATGCCACCGGTCAGCATCGCCGACGAAGGCGTCTGCCCATGCGAGAAGGCGGTCCCCAAGCCGTCGACACTCATCAGATAGTCGCGGGTGCCGCTGCTATTGGGCGCACTGGACAACACGTACGTGTGCAGTCCGGAAGTGGGCAAGGTCCCCGGCGCCGTGGCGTTGAAGTCAATCGCGGAGATGCCCAGCGTCGTGGCGCTTGCCGAGCGCGCCGAGGAAATCGCCTGAGGTGCAGCGGCGTGCTGGAAGAAGTTCTGCAGGAGCTGCGGCCCGCCCTTGAACACGGCACCGATCATCGGGTTGTTGCCGTAGTTGGCGGTCAGGATCTCGACATCGAATTCCAGGCGCAGCCCATTGACGGCCGCATAGAGCCCGAACATCCAAGCGGCATTGAATCCGCTCGAATCCAAGTCCACGGCCTGCGAGGCCGCGTCCCACACCGGTGACAGCGTGGCGGAGTCCACCAAGACACTGCCGAATCCAGCCGGTATGCCGGTTGCGAACGTCTCCGCGCCGATCAATTGCAGGGTCTGAGCCGGCGCAGGTGTCATCGCGTTGGCACCCGGCCACGGAAAGCGCCCGACTGGAACGGCGCCTTCGTAAGTGACACCATCCGTCGAGTTCTGCAGCACCAATGATGAAATCATCGAGGCCTGCGCCGAGCCGCCGCCGACGCGCACGGCATCGGCCTCGGACGTGCCCGCCGCCCCGAGATCGAAATAGATCGCAAAACCCGGAGACTTCACCGTCGCGCCATCCCATGCGACCGTCTCCGCGGCGCTGCCGTCCTGCAAAGCCGACAGGGTGCCACTGGCGGGCGCCATCGATGCTGAGATGGTGGCGCCCACATCGACGCGCACGCCGTTGTAGTAGAGCTGCAGCTCGCTGATTTCGAGACCACCAGTGCCGTAGGTCTCGACGTTGATCGCGCGCCAGTAGCGTGAAGCCGCCATCGGTCAGTCTCTCCAGCCGCCGGTGATGTCGAAGAAGATGACCCCGTACGAGCTGCCCCCAGGCGGTCCGACGCGAACGGCAAGCAGCCGGCGCCCCGCCAACGCACCGGAACCGTCCACGATGTCGCCCGGCAGGAATGCGGGCCCGGCGCCGGTCTGCTGTGTATGCAACAGCCCCGGATAGGCGCCCCGCCAGGTGCTGTTCACCGTTTGGTAAGACAACAGCTTGTGTGTCATGAGCGCGTTGTCGGCCTGGTTCGGGTAGTTGCCCAACCCGTAGTTGCTCGCTCCGCTGTATTGGTCGCTGCCAAAACCTGCCGCGCCAATCGCATAGTTGTACTGACTGCCCCCGACGCCGGTTGAAGCCCGCGCCACACCGCCGGCAATGACGCCGCGACTGGTGGCCCCCACGCAGCCGTTGACGAGGCTCGCGATGAGATGCGGATTCGTGCCGTTGAAGGCATTCAGCACGCAGGCAAAAGCATCCCCGCTCTTGTAGGCATTCAGGTCACCAAAGTAGAAGCACTGGCTGTTCAGCGGATAGGTGTTTCCCGGTGCGATGCAAAGATAAAAGCCTCGTGCATCGCCAAAGGCCCACCAGTTGCGGGCCGCCGCCGTCGCGACCTCCGATTTGCCCCAGTTCTGGGCCCCGACCAGCGCCGTAGACGGGAACTGCTTGATGCCCGTGTTCACGTCCGTCATCTGCTCGTAACCACGCACCTGCGCGTAGTTCGCCAGCGTGTCATCGACCCGCAAGGTGAACCCGCTGGCCTGTGGTGCGCTCGGCTTGTACGTCGCGACGTTGACGCCGGCGAAGGTCTTCAGAAAGCCGAGGGGCGCCATCTTGAAGGTGGTCGCCCCCGAGGCCGCGCCGTCCGGTGCCGCGGTGGCGAACCGCACCACGCCGGCCTCGACCGCCGTCACCTTCTGCTCGCCATTGAGCGCCGCGACGCTGCTGCCGGCCACGAGGATCACCGTGTCCACCTTCGCGCTGTGCGAGCCGGTGAAGGCCAGCGTCGCGACGCCGCCCGAAACCACGAGGCTGGTCGCGCTCTTGAGGTCAAACCCATTGACCGCAAACGCGTCGATGGCGGCGATGACGGACCCCGCGACCCCGTTGATGACGGGCACCGCCGCGCCCATGAAGCTGCCAAAGTGCTTGACGCTGGTATCGACTACAGAAGCCATTTCAATTCCTCTCGTTCTCTTGAATCAGGGGCGGTCCACGCCGATGCGCACCAGCAGCTCGAAGGAGTCGTCGTTCACGGCCTCGGCGCCCATCTGGACGGTGCGGATGACCACGAAGGGGAACGTGGCCGCCACGGTGTTGAAGCGGATGACGGAGCCCGCAGGCCAGCCGCCCGAGCCGAAGCCGGCCGCGGGGATGCGCATGTACGGCACGCCCGAGGGGCCGACCGGCTCGCAGTCGGCTGTCAGGCTCTGGCCCGTCACGATCTGGCCGACGTGCTCGCCGATCAGGTTGTAGGCCGTGCCGCTGCCGTTGATCTGGATACGCCATCGCTCGGTCACGGCGCCCTTGTTCGTGACGGTGATCGGGTAATCGATGTCGTTGAAGGTCGGATCGGCCGCGTTGCCGATGAGGCTGTCCGACCATTGGCCGGTCCAACTCTGCTGGTCGAACAAGAGCGACACACGGGCCTTCACATCGCCCATGCGCACCGCGCTGCTCACGTAGGTGTCGCCGGCGGTGTAGTCGTGCGACAGGCGGCTCGCGAACGACAGGCGCCCATCGATCGACACATCGGTGAGCGTGAGCATGTCTTCGATGGTGTGCTCGTAGACGACGGGCTGCGCGAAGGCCGAGGCGTCCGTGACGGTGAGCTCGCCGGCGTCGAGATTGCGCGTGTACCCCGTCTCGATGGCGAGGCCATCGGCCCCGATGAGGCGTGTGCGCGAGAGCCGTTCGCGGCCGGCGCTGAGCGTCTGGCCGTTCGACACCACGGCCGCCGGCAGGCGCTTGGTGTTGCCGATGACCACGAGGCCGCCCTTCCAGAAGATCGGCACGCGGCAATCCGCCGGAAAGCGCACCGGATCGAGGCCGAGTAGCGTCGCGTCCACAGGCAGCGAGGTGGTCGCGACCGCGTTGTAGCGGACGGTGCTGGCGAACACCGGAACCGGCTTCCAGATCTTGCCGTCGCTGCCGACCGCATCGGCGTGAAACCACGGCTCCGACTCATTGCCGGCCGCGGTCACCCAGTCGCCGAAGCGCACCTTCACGACGCCGGTCGAGGCGTCCACGGTGCCGCGCACATTCGCCCCACTGATGAAGCCCGTCATGTCGGCCGTGACGTTGATCGTGCCGCCGTTGAGCTTGGTCGCCAGCAATTGCAGTGTGCCCGGGCTGATCGGCGCCACGGGCGTGCGGAACACCACGTACTCCACCGGCTGGCCGCTGAGCGCCGTCAGCAGGCTGTTCACCGTGACGGTGCTCGACGCCGAAGCCGGCCACACGTCGAGGCTCGCGGTGTTGGTGGCGTAGTCGTAGCTGCCCGCCTGCGTGGCCGCGCCAGTGGCCGGATCGAGGTCGGTGTACAGCGCGCCGGCCCGGTCGAAGTAGGTCTTGCCGCCCACCGTGAAATTCACGCTGCCCGGCACGCCGACTTCGCTCGCGTTCGGCAGGAGCTGGATGGAGAGCTTCGGCTGATTGAAGGTCTGGCTCTTCGCGGTGCCGGCGCCGGCGACCCGAAAATCGGCCGTTACGAGCGCCGAGGCGTCGGCCGGCAGCGTGGCATTGAGCGGCACATAGGTGTAGCCCGTCAGCGTGTTGCGGAAGGCGCCAGGCAGCGCCGGCGAGAGCACCGTGCCGAGGATGCCCAGCTGATTGACGGCCCACTGCGGCACCGGCACGGTCACGACCGCTTCCGGGTAGAGCTTGGCGACGCCGGTCGCGTAGGTGATCGTGCCGAACTCGACGCCCAGGCCATCGACCAGCTTGCCGGCGCCGTCGTCGGTGATGGTCTTCGTCGATGCGAAGTTCTGCGGCACCCACATGTCGGCCGGCACGCCGCCGGTGGACATCAGCACGAGGTTCCAGCTCAGCGCCAGCGAGCGCGGCGCAATGTTGGTCTTGCCGAGGTTCAAGGTGATGGCGCCATCGACATCCCGCGCCGGCGCCGGGAAGGCCTTGGTTTCGGGCGATCCATGGCTGTAGGCCACGGTGAAGGCGACCGACGACGCCGGCAGCGTGTTGGGGCGCAGGTCGATGGTGCTGGTCGCGTAGCTGACCGGGCCGGTGGCGTCGCCCGTGAGCACGCCGCTGCCGTTGTCGCTCGCGTGGCGGTCCGCGCCGTCGTTCCAGTCCACCGCAATGGTGCTCGCTTGCGCCGCCTGGTTGTCGAGCGCGAGGCGGATCAACACGGCCGAGGGCAGCACGCCGCTGCGGTCGCGGTAGTTGGCCTTGGCGCCCCAGAAGTACAGCACCTCGCTGCCCACGTCGGGCAGCACGCCGAGTGTGGGCGCGACGGTGCCGGTGGTGTAGTCCACGGTGCCCGAGCCAATGCTCGAATCGGCGCCGCGCAGCCGGCCGGCGCCGTCGTCGGCCAGCTCGTACCAGTTCGCGCCCGCGCGGTAGGCCACGCGCAAGGTGCCAGGCGCGGGCGGCGGCAGGATGGTCAGCGGGTAATTGACGCGCCGATTCTCCGCGTTGACGGCGATGGAGGCCGAATCCGCCAGCTCAATCGGCGCCGCGGCCGGCCCGAAGGTGATGGCCTTCGTGCCGCCGATCTGCGGCGCGTCGCTCGCAAAGGTCAGCGTGCCGCCGACATAGGAGGCCGTCCCAATGGTGAGCGCGCCGAGCTTGAGCCGGCCGCCGTCATCGGTGATCGTGCCGGCGCTGGTCGCAATCGACAGCGTGCCGGCATAGAACGGATTGCCGAGCGTGAGCGTGGCGTTCGGCCCGAAGAGCGCGCCGGTGTTCAAGGTGACGACGCCGGCGCCCGAACGCACGAGCGCGATGGAAGAGCCGGCCGCCGAGGTGTCGGTGATCGAGATCTCGGTGGTCGAGGTCGGCGCGATCTGGGTGTCGATGCGGTCCACCTTCACCGACAGGTCGCCGGTGCTGGCGTTCACCACCAGCCGCGAGACGCCGTAGAAGCGCGCCGCGTCGGCCACGAGCATGCGATTGATTGCCGCAGCCGTCTGGGTGCGCTCGAAGAGGCGGTTGGCCGGCGTGCCGGCGTAGTCGTGTTTGAGGCCGTTCTGCAGCTCGCAGACGCACACCTGCGCCTCGTAGTCGACAAAACCACCGCTGGTGGAATAGCTGTAGGTGCGGGACTCCACCTTGACTTCGGTGAGGCGCACGGCCTCGGTGTTGCCGCCGCCGCTCAGCTGCAAGGTGCTGTTCACGGTCGGCGGCGTGGCGCCCGGCCGCTGGAAGATCAACATCGAGCGCTGGCCCTGCACATGGTTCGCGAGCAGGTAGCCGGTGAATTCCTCGCCGGGCGTCGTGTAGGCCTCCAGCCGGTTCTGGATCGCGGCGCGGCGGTCGAAGAAGTCGTTCGTGACGAACAGGGCCGCCGACACGTTCGGGTCGAGCGGCGGCCGGGCGATGATGACGGTGCCGCCCAGCGCCGTATCGGTGTTGAGCGTCTGGACGGTCGCGGCCACCTTCATGATGGACACGTCGCCTTGCGCGCGGTCCACTTCGCTGATGTCCTTGAAGATGGCGTTGCTCTTGCCATCGGGGATGACGGTCGAGGTCGGCGCGCCGCCGCCCTCGGGCACGTCGTCCATGACTTGGGTCGCCACGAGCTTGATGTCGGATTCGAAGATGGGCATGGTCAGACGGTGATGAGTCGCACGGTGGCGATGTAGGGGTAGTCCTCGACGGGCAGCTCGGGGCGCGCGAGCGGTTTGCCCTCGACGGGCAGGCCGGGTGCGAACTGCACGTTGAACGTGCGGCCATCGGCCAGCACGAGCGCATGGGTGCCGATGGCGTTGGCCTCGGCCAGGGCCTGCAGTGCCGACAGGGCGCCGCGCTGAATCCACCCGGCATCGACCTCGCCCTGCAAGGTGATTGGCCGGCCCGCCAGGCGCACGCCGGCATCGATCAAGGCCGCGCCCGTGAGCGAATACTCGAGACTCTTCTCGACGCGGCTCCAGCCGAACTCATCGGACCAGACCATGCCGCGCGGGATCTGCAGGCCGGCCAGCGTGTGAAACTTCGAAGTGGCCATGTCTATCGGCTCGGGCGGTTGGACGACGTGCCGGCCGCGGCGCCGAGCTGCGCGAGCAAGTCCTCGATGGCGTCCGCACCGGCGGCATTGGTTTGGACCGTCCCGTAGTCGCGGCCGTTGAGGTTGAGATGCAGGTTCACAGTGCGGTTGGATTCGGGGACCGGGATCGCGGTCGGCGTGTTGCCCTTGCCGAAGAAGGTTTCCTTCTCGGCCGCCTTGAGCAGCGCTTGACTCAGCGTGCCGCCGTCCGCGTACTTCTTCTGGCCCGGGTTGTTGAAGAACGGGATGTCGCCCTTGGAATCGGCGAACTCCATCGCGATGGCGCGCGCCCTCTTCTCGTCGCTGACGCCGGCGGCTTTGAGGAACGCGGCAATGCCGGTCAAGGTGCCCAGGTCGCTGCCGGCGTTGACGGTTTTTCCGTCCTTGTCGGTCGAGAAACCTTTCGCATCGCGACCGAGGCGCTTGTTCTCCAGCGCGTTCTCGCGCTCTTTGAGGGCGTTGGCTTTCTCGCGCGTCTCGATGTCGCGCTCGCGTGCGTTCGTGACCTCGCGCAGCGCACCGGCCAGGCCATGGGCCGCCTGCATGGCGTCGGTTTGCGCGTCGCGCAGCTTCAGCGTGGAGCGGCCCGCGCTGTCGAGCACGACCTCGAAGCCGCGCATCGCAGCTTGCGCTTCCACCCAGCCGGGGGCCACGCCATTGCCGGCAGCGATGGCCGCCTCGGCGGCACGCTTCCATGCCTCGCCCAGGCCGATGGCCGTCGCTTGCCCGCTGTCGCGAATCAGCTCGAAGTCGCGCAAGGCGGTCTTGGCCGCAATCTCAAGCTGCTCTTTGGTTTCCACGCCGGCGCGCTGGAAGGCCGCGGCAATCTCCGCCGCCGCTTCCGTCTGGGCCTTTTTGTTGACGCCTGCCGCGTCGGCCGCGGCCAGGTTCGCTTTCTTCAGCTCGCCGAGCTTCTGCGCCGCAAGCTCCAGATTGCCGGTGGCAATGGCCTGGTCGTATTCGCCGCGCAGCCGCGCGACCGAGGCCCGGGCTTCCTCTGCATTTGCCCGCTGCTCTTCGGCCGCGCTGGCGGCCTTCTGGCCTGCTTCCTGCGCGCTGTCGCCGGCGGCTTTCATCTCGGCGGCCATGTCCGCGAAGGCCGCCGCGCCGCTGGTGGCGGCGGCCGTGGTCGTTTCGGCGCTGCCGGTCAGGCCCGCCCATCCGGCGCGCGCTTGCTCGGCGCCCTCGGTCGCGCGGTCGAAAGCTTGGCCGGCCTTCTCGCCAAACGCATCGGCCACCGCGCCGGTGGCCTCGGCCGAGAGGCGCACCTCTTCGGCCGCGGCCTTGAAGGCGGCCGAGAGGCCGCCGAAGGTGATCTTCGCCAGGCCGGCAATGATGGTGGCGATGCCGGCCTGCACGGCGCTGACCACCATGGCCATGCCCTCGGCCTGCTTGTAGATGGCCGCCAGCACCACGTTGGCGCCGGCCACCATCACGCCCCACACCGTTTGCACGATGTTGCCGGTGGTCTGCGCCTTCTGGCCGAAGCTGTCGAGCAGCGCCCCGGCGCGGTCGGCAATCGCCTGCGCCTTCGCCACGAGGGCAGGCACATCGACGCTCGCCACAAAGGCCTGCACCCATTTGATGCCGTTCTGGAACGCCAGCGCAAGCGCGGCGCCGAACTTAGCTACCGTGCCATCGGCGACTGCGGCACGCAGTGCGCCGGACAGTTGTTCGACGCCTTGCTTCAGCACCGGGAGGATGGGCGTGGTGAGCGCGTTGAGCGTCGAGTCCCATGCGGTGCGCAGGGCATTCAGCGCGCCATTGAGGTTCGACTGCATGATGGCGGCCGTCTCGGCCGCGCTGCCCTTGGCGTTCTCCAGCTTCTTGGTCAGCGCATCGAGCGAAACCACGCCCTGATTCAGCAGCGCGCGCAATGCCGGGCCGGCTTCCTGCCCCACCGCCGCAATGGCGCGCTGCCCCGCGGGGCCGGCCGCGGCCAGCTCGTGCAGCGCCTTCTCGAAATTGGTCGACGTGATGCCGGCGGCGGCCAGTTCCGTGCGGAACTTGCTGGCCGGGTCGGAGAACTGCGCAAAGATGCTGTTCAGCGCCGTGCCGGCGCGGCTTGCGTCGATGCCCGCATCGGCGAACTTGCCCACGATGGCGACCGTGGATTCGAGGCTCAGGCCGAGTGTGTTGGCGAGCGGCGCCGCATAGCTCAGCGCTTGCGCCAAACCCGCCACGCTGGTGTTGGTGGCGTTCGCACCGAGCGCGAGCACGTCGGCCACGCGGCCCGCATCCGCAAAGGACAGGCCCAGGCCATTGACGATCTTTGTCAGGTACTCGGCCGAGGTCGCCAGCTCGACATCGCCGGCGCGTGCGAGCTGCATCGCCGAGGGCAATGTGGCAATGGCGTCGCGCACACTGAGGCCGGCCTTCGCCAGGTTCTCCAGCGCGCCGGCGGCTTCCAGCTCGGTGAACCCATAGCGGGCATCGGCGGCGGCTTCTTGCGCCGCCTTGCGCAGCGCGCGCATCTCGGCGGCAGTCGCACCGGTGGCGGCCTGCACGCGGCTCAGCGCCTGCTCGAAGTCGGCGCCGCCCTTCACCCACCCGGCGAATGCCTGAATGCCGAAGTAGCCGAGCACGACGGCCGCAAACGCGGCAAGGCGCGCCTGCAGCTTGTCGAAGACCTTGGACGCATCGTCCTTGGCATTGATGAGGATCTGAATCGGCTTGAAGGCCAAGTGAAAACCTTTGGGAGAGTGTTGAGATGAGGGCCTGTGCGGCGACGTGTGGCGCCTCCAGCGAAGCGCCAGGCGTCGCCGCCGCTCGGCGAGAGCGGCAGCGAGGCGAAGTGGTTAGATCTCGATGGGGCGGCCGTCCTCGAAGATCGCCACGCCGTTGGGCGGCGTCAGAACCTCGATGTCGAACTCCATCTGCACATAGGCGTCGTCGCTGGTGATGAGCGACATGTCGCCGGTGGGCGCCAGCGTCACGAGCGGGCAATAGGTGTCGATCTGCTCGCCTTCGGCCACGTTGGAAAGCACACGAAGCGCGCCGCGCAGCTCGGCCTTGTCGCCGGACTTGATGCGCAGCCAGGTGGTGGCGGGCTTCGCGTACGCGACCTTGATCTTTCCGGCCGGGATGCCGCCGCTTGCGAGGATCTGCAGGCGCCCGAGGGCGGCATCGACGGTGTAGTCGACGCCCAGCTCGTAAGGCTCACCGCCGGCATCGGGCGTCACGACCACGTCCGACACCTTGCGCGCGCCGGCCGGGTTCGCGTCGGTGCGGCCAAGCTGGTAGAACCGGCCAGGCGTGACGGTGATCTCTTCGGCGGCAACCGCGCCGGTCGCTTGCGTGACCGTGGACTTCTCGCCCGAGATGAACATGGCGCGGTTGTCCGCGCTCATGTTGTCGCAGGTGATCTTGCCGGTGCGGTCGATGCGCACGACGCGATTCGCGTCCTTGACGCCCGGGCCGGCCTCGGCGCTGTAGTGCGGCGCCTTCTCCGTCGCGATGTTGAGCGTGACGGTGGGGCAGTTGCCGAGGTGGCGCTCGCCCGTGAGCTGGTCGGCCGCATCGAGCACGTCGAAGAAGACGCGACCGCGCGGGATGATGTACTGACTCTTTTCGTAGATGTTTGCCATGGTGGCTCCGTAGATTGGTTTCACGCTTGGCCGTGGTAGCGGCCGGTGGTGGAGAAGAGAAGCTCGATGCCGACGAAGCCTTCGAGCGGGTACTGCGGCGGCGCGAAGCGCACCAGCGACAGCGCGCCCCAGCGCCGGCCGCCGGCGGACCCCGGCTCCCAGTTGTGAAGCGAGGCGATGACTTCGGCGAAGGCCGCGTCGAGCAGAAGCGCCGCGTCCGCGCCCTGCTTGGCGCTGAGCAGCACCTGCCATCCAGGCTGCAGCGCCACCGCGCCGGCCTTCACGTCCGACACGGCGCCGGCGGCGAACATGACGGAGGCCAGCGCATGGCCGGGGCGCTCGCCCTTGTCGGACGTGTAGCCCTTGACGGTCCACGCAGCGTCCAGGGTCTCGCGCAGCCGGCTGACGATGACGGGTTCGAGGGCAAGCACGTTCAGAGGCTCCCGAGCGTCAGGCGGACGAAGCCGGCGCCATCAGGGTCCGTGCGCATGACCTCGTAGGCAACCCCGCGAACGACGATGGAGTCACCACGCACCACGGCGCCCAGATCGGCCATCGCACCCGAGCACTCCGGCGCGCGCGCGTCGACCTGACCGTCGAAGAGATGCGAGGCCGGATCGTCGAAGATGACGGGCACGTCGCGCCCCGCCACCGTCGCGATGGCATTGGCCAGATGGCCGAGCACGCCGGCGTCCACCATGCGTTCGATCTGGGCAAAGGGAGCTTCCATCGCCACGCCTCGCTCAGCGCACCTTGGCCGAGAACGACGCGTTGACGCGGTACGGCACCGGCAGCGGCGCCGACTGCAGCAGCAGGATGCGCACGGCGGGGTCTTTCTCGACCCAAGACTTCGAGAAGTACGGCACGGCCTGAAAGCCGGCCTCTTCGTCGCGGATCGCGCCATAGGCCCGGGCGCCTTCGAGGTCCGGGCTGGTGATGAGCACCGTGTAGTCAGGCAGGTAGGGCACCAACGTTTCGGTCGCCGGGTCTTCGTACCAGCCTGCGTACACCCAGATGTCGAAGTCGCCGATGTTGCCCATATAGCGACCGCCCTCGCCCACCACCGTGGCGTTGAGCTTGTCGTTGCCGCGGAAGCGGTCGAGCAGCTTCTGCACCGAAGGCGCCGCGCTGAAGAGCTGCCAGGCCTTCACGTCCATCACGAGCGTGTTGGCCGCAGCGCCGGAGTGCTGCGTGACCAGCATCGACCACTCGTTGACATCTTCGAGCGGATCGACGCCGGCCTCTCCCCAGCGCGCACCCGCCGCCAGCGCCTTCGTCAGGTCGGCATGGCGGCCGAAGTCCACGACCACGGCCGGATACTCTTCGCCCACCACCGTGACCTTGCCAGTGCGCAGTGCCTCCACCGCCATGACTTCTTGTCGGCGCGCGAGCATCTCAAGCTGGTCCTGCAGATCGCCCGCCAGCAAGGCTTGCTGACGCTGCGCCGGCGACAGTTCGCCCCCGATGCGCTCGCCGATGGCGCGCTTGAAGGGGCGCGAGCTGTCGAAGACGCGCTTGTCCTTCACATAGGCGGGCTTGAAGGTGCCGGTCTTGAAGCCCTTCGACTGCACGACCTTGCCGGCCACGATGGGCGCGACGAACGGGGCCAGGCGGCGGCGGCCGTTAGCGACATCGAAATGGATGTCCTCGCTTGTCTCGGTCTGCAGATCGCGGAAGAACGAGTTGAGGATGAAGGGCGCGGGGGCCGGAAGCTCGGCGATGACGCGCGCGAGCACGCCGGTGGAAAAGATGTCCATGAAAGTTTCTCCTGTGGGATGTGTGGGGTGAAGCCGCCTCAGGCCATGTCGGGCAGCAAGGTGATGCCCTTCGTTCGCAGGCCTTCGGTGATGCCATCGAGCGTGTGGCCGGCGCCGATCACGAGCGCGCTCGCGTTGAAGTCGCCCCGGGCGTAGCCCAGCGCTTCACGGTCGCCGCCCGTGGCATCGACCGTTTCGGCCAGGATGAGATCCGGTGCTTCGCTGCCATCGGCGGCGGCGGCTTCGCTCACGGTGTGCTTCTTCGAAGCGGTGATGACGCCCAGCACGGTGCCGGCCGCGTAGGTGCGACCGGCCAGCAGCGTGACCTTGCGGCCCACGAGCAGGTGCGCATTGCCTGCCACGAGCACCTTGGAAGACGAGACGCCTTCGCTCTTGAATTCGGCGCGATAGTCCATGTCGAGAACTCCTGTGTTCCTGTGTGTGGGGGGAATCAGCGCGAGCCGCGGAAGCTCGACACGATCTGGCTGGCGAGCGCGGCCTCGTCGGCGGCTGCGCCCGTGGCGGCCTCGACGCCGGACACGTCGGGATTGCCCAGCGTGGCCATCGCGGTGGCGAAGGCGTTCGCGGAGCTGGCGGGCGCGGCGGCAGGCGCCGCGCCGAGGACGGCGCCGGCCTGCTCGACCGTCAGGCCGCTGGTGACGCACTGGATGGCGAGCTGCGTGCGGCCGGCGGCGGCTTCGTGCGCGAAGATGCCGCTCACGCGGGTGCGCTCGGTCTTGGCGCCTTCGTCGCGACCCTCGGCGCGCGCGGCATCGACGTGGGCTTGCGTGAACGCGCCCGGGGCGGCCGGCGGGGTGCCGGCGGTGGCTGCTGCGGCTTGATGACCGCCCGCCTCGTTGGTGGTGGTGCCAGACATTGAAACTCCTTTGTCGTTGGCGTTGGATCGGGCGGTCGGCCCGACAGGAAAGGACCGGCTGCGCTGGGCAGCCAGCTCGGAAATGAGTTGGTCGGTGGTGGCGATGCGGTCGGCCAGGCCGGAGGCCACGGCGGCGACGCCCGAATAGCTGGCGGCCTGTGTCTTGCGCACGGCGACGGCATCCATGCCGCGATGGCGCGCCACCGCATCGACGAACATCGTGTAGAGGCCATCGATCTCGGCCTGCCATGCGCTGCGCACATCCTCGGGCAGCGGCTCGTAAGGGTTGCCGTCCACCTTGTGCGCACCCGCAAAGATGTGCGTCACGGTGATGCCGTCCTGGTCGAGCGCGCGCGAGAAATCGACGTGGCGCGACACGACGCCGACGGAGCCGGCATAGCCGGTGGCTGTCACGGCCACTTCATCGGCTGCGCTTGCGCCAAGGTAGGCCGCCGACAGCGCCATACCATCGGCAATGGCCTGCATAGGCTTGCGTCCGCGCAGATCGAAGACGCGCTGTGCGTATTCAAAGGCGCCCTGCGCCTCACCGCCCGGGCTGTCGTAGACCTGCAGCACCGCATGCACGTCGGGATGGCCCATCGCATCTTCGAGGTCGGCGGCCAGGTCGTTGTAGCCCACCAGAAAGGTGCTCTCGGCCATGTCGAGCCGGCTGCGGTGCAGGAGCGCGCCGCTGATGTTGAGCACGGCGACGCCCTCGACCACGCGGTAGCCGCGGTCGCTCGCTTCACCGCGCCGCGTCGAGAACAGCTCCGGCGCCAGCATGCGGGAGCCATCTGCGGCAGCTACGGCCAACGGCACCGCACCGAGCAGTCGGTCGCTCAAGCCGGCGATGATCGCGTCGAGCTTCTGGGGATGGATCAACAGCGGCGTGTTAAAGATGCGCGCGGCGATGTGGGGGTACTTCATGCGGTGGTTTCCTCGGTCTGGCCGTTGCCGCTGGTCTTGCCGGCTCCCTCGTCTTCGTCCGTGCGGCTCGCCTGCCCGCTCGCGGCCAGAGCGACGGCAATCGGCTGCGCGGTGTTCAGGCCACGCTCAGCGGCCATGCGCATTTCGATGGCGCGCTGGTCCATGACTTCTTCGAAGTCGTCGCCCTGCTCGGCGCATTCCTTTTCCAGCGTCGAGATCCCGGTTTCGATGCGCAGCGCGGCGGCCTGCGCTTCCTTCACTGGGTCGACCCAGCCCCGGCCACCAAAGATGAACCGCGCACGCACATAGGCGTAGCGGTTCTCGTAGAAGCCCGGCGCCTCGATCTCGCCCGCGTTGATCGCCTCTTCGAGCCACAGCTCATAGATGGCGCGCAGCCAGTAGTCCGAGAGCCAGCGGCGCCGGCCATGGAAATAGCGCCAGGCTTCGAGCAGCGCGGCGCGCGCGCTGCTGTAGTTGGACTTGCTGAAGTCCTTCAGCAGCAGCTCATAGGGCAGGTTCATGCCCGCCGCGATGTGCCGCAGCGAGGCGAGCATGAAAGCCTCGAAGGCCTGATTGGGGCGCCCGGGCGTGAAGCTCGACAGGCGCGCACCGGCGGGCAGCGGGATGACCGCGGCGCCCTTGAGCTGGCGGATGTTGCGGGTCTGCGCGACCGAGGCATTCCACGCCTCGCGCGGGTTCTCGCCGAACAGCTCAGCGGCGGAGGCCGGGTCCAGATCGGATTCGAGGAAAGCCGCGACCAGCGAGTTGGCGAGGCTGGCCTGCAGTTCGTTGGCTGCGTACTTGCCGGCCATGTGGAACTCGCGCATGACGGCCGACACCACAGGCTTGCCGCGCGACTGGCCGGTGCGCTCCTTGTCGTGCAGATGGATGACGCGGCGACGGCCCCATGGAGTGAACGCGGGGATGCGATCCCATTCCATGAGCTGCGCGTCGCGCGTCATGCCGTAGAAGCCGAACGCGAAGGCATCGCCCGGGTGGCGCTTGAGGACGTGGTACGCGACCGGCGCGCCCCACTTGTCGAACTCGATGCCCTTGCGGATGTCTTCGCGGTGCTCCAGGCCGACCGGCGTCATGAGCCGGTCGGACTCGACCATCATCAGGCGCGTGTTCCAGCGCGAGCCGGGCCGCGGCAGCCAGAGCGGCAGGCCCAGTGCGTCGCCATTGAGCATGGCGCCGCCCAGCGCCTGAAGGGTCAGGCCGAGCAGGTTCTGCGTGCGCGAGGCGTCGCACTCGACCGTCTCGGCCCATGACCGGAACTTGGCTTCGGTGATGTTGCCCCACTCGCGGCTCTTCTCGCGCGTCCAGCCGAGCAGGCGGTAATCCGGCGTGGCGCTCAGGCGCAGCACCGCGCCCACGATGTTGTCGCGCAGGGTCTGCATGCCGCCGGCCATCAGGCCGTTGTTGCGGCCGAGGTCGCGGGACCGCGCGGTCAGCGTGTCGAGGTCCGGCAGCAGATCCGCATCGGCACTGCCGCTGACCGGGTTCCAGTCGCGCATCGCCAGGTCGTTGCCGGATGCGGCGTCGTGGGCGGCCATCGCCGCGCCAGGGCGCGCCGAGGCGCTCGCGCTTGCAGCCGGATGGAATCGACGTGTGCGGCGAGCCATCTCAGACGATGTAGATGGGGCCACGCGAGCCACCGCCCGAGCGGCGGTCAAGCTCTTCGCTCACGGCGGCGATTTCCTTGCGGATCTCGGCGACGTTCTGCTGGTACTGGACGGATCGCCCGTTATGGGCGGCGGAGCTGGGAGCGGTCAGCCGATCCTGCAGCGACGCCATGAGGCGCGTGCGGGTGGCTTGAAGTTCAGCAACTGAGAGGTGGCGGTAAATGCCCATGCATGCGATGACAACAGTTCATCGCGGACATTTCCGCTGGACAAAATCACAAAATTGCGTCCCCAAGCGAATGAACTGCGCCCAGCACGAATTTTCGAAAAAAAAGAGCGACGACCAACTCTACTCATTCAGTCGAAATTTCAGCAAATCTAACTTCAGGAAGCGGATCTGCTTTGGCCTCCTCCATCACCCGCATCAATTCTTCGGCGCAGTGATCGTTCACAGCGATCAATTCACGGGCAAGCTTGACACAAGCCGCGCGCAATAGGGAAACGCTGACAGCATCGCGACTTACCGGAGCAGTAAGATTGTAATTTGCCCCGTCAAATATCACGGGAACTGCATCGGTCAACACTTCGAGTTGCGAAGAGTTAAGCCAATTATTTTTAACCATCTGATTTGCGGTCCAAAGCAGAACTGGCAGGCCGGGCGAACGCATTGTCTCCACCAGATAAACCAGCCTCGATATTAATTCATCGACCACTTCATCTGCGCGCAGTTCTCTCCATTTAAGAAGCGCATAAGAAGAACAAGCAACCTTAAGAGAGTCCTGGTCGCCCAATCCTCCTTTTATTATTTTCTTCACGGCAGCGGAATTCTCGCTGTGCAGAGGAGCAAAAAAAACGAGCGCCGCGTTCGCTCTCGGCGAGTTCGCATCCAAGCAGAATGACAAAAGCCTTTCGAAGTTGGCTTTCGTCAACTCAGTGGATGGCAATGATGGTACGACTGAGCGAGCAAGAACGTCTCCAATTAAAAGTGAGATCCTTCTTTGAGACGCAGCCAACGTATCAAAGTAGTCATTGGCATCATTTTTGGGCCGCCACTCTGTCAAACGCTGGAAGTAATTTATCGCCTGAGCTTCGCTCGGAAACTCATTTCCAATTGCCATATTTGATGCATTAAGAATGGAAGCCAGAACTTCGTGAAGATACAGACTGTCGTCCATCCTTTCGAAGAGATATGTTCGCACCACAGATCTTGTCGCAACAACGTCAGGGGATGGCAGTTCGAGAAGAGCAGATTTAAAAAGCCCTGTTTCAGGAACGAGGCTACCAACGGACTCGCACCCCCAAATCATTCTGGCGCATTTCTCCTTTTCTACTTCAGTAAGGAAATCAGCCGCAATAAGCGGCAAAAGTCTAAGTAGCGCTGAGGCGCTCGCCTTAGAGCAAGGGCCTACTTTTTCGATGATTTCGTCAATGCGACGATCAAGAGTAGGATTCAAACCCCTCTCGCCAGGTTTCTTGATGGCAGGGTCAGGCCATCGCGGAAAATCACCAAGATTAATTTCCGATTGAAGCGGAAAATTCAGCGCTTCTAACAGTATTTCTTTATGCTGATCGGCCCGAATGCTTTGCAATGAGTATTCAATCAAATGCCCCAATGCTTCTACCAGCCAAATATGCCGAAATCGCCCATCTTTCCCTATCTCCATCGCGATACTGAAAGCTTGTTTGGCTTGATCAGATGAGGCACGAACCATCGCACGCGCAAGAACCTCCATGAAAACTCTCAATTTGTTCAGCGCAGTGCCTCTCATAGGACCCGTTGAAGAAACTAGCTTGCTCTTCCAATAGTCGACCGCACGCATGCATCTGGCGAGGAGCTCGTTCGCAACTTCCGGTGAGATTCGAGCCATCTGCACTCTGGAGAAGACATGCTTTATAGAGTCGGCAGAATCACTATCCGCTGCGCGTATTGCGAGCGAAAATCTATGAAGGTCGTCAATACCGTCAAGTTTTACTAACCGTGCAGCTTTATCAACTAAGAAGCTGACCCCGTCTAGGCGCAAGGGTATACCGATAGAGTCGGCGATCCCTTGGAATAGCAAAATAGGGTGAATCTCATTGGAAAAATGTATATTCTTTGAGTTGTCGGTGTACCGTCCAGGCTCAAAAGACGGATTGATTTCGTTCTGGTTTTGCTTTTCAGCAGCTTTGGTAATTCGGTCTTGAATTTGTTCCATGCAATCCCACGGATTGCACTTAGCCTCTTGATAGTTAATTGAAAAAGCATCAAAAGGAGCTTCAGAGCTCCAGCGTTGCGAGCCACGCAAAAGCCAAGTCGCCCACGCCAATCGAGATAAAACGAAAATTGAATTCCGGCTATTCCGATATTGATCAGATAGCTCACGAAATGAGGCCTTTACAAGTTTCTCACCCTCTTCGAATCTGCCACACTCCGCTAGGATTGCTGCCTTTTGCAGCTTTTGGACGGGATCGATCTCCGCGACGCTTTCAACCTTATTTTCCATCGTGGAGAAATCGAGTCTATCTCGCGCTTCGCGTGCCTGATGCAAAGCAATCTCACTTGCGATTTCCGGCCAAAATCGAACATTATCTTCAAGAATTTTTAAAACGTCTTTCGCCAATTTTTGGCTTGATTCGTCATCAAACCAACTAGATCTTTTTAAAAGCAGCAATGCCACTTCCATCTGTTGCCGTTTAGTTAAAGCACAGCCAACTGCCGGATTGCAAATTGAATAGAATTGCTCTGCAAGCCATGAATGAGCCAACTCGAAGGAAACAGTATGCCGCCATGCGATCTCATAGAGCAACTTCGCACGCACATCTTCCGACAGGGCAGAAATTATCTTAAGGCTCGGATAAGGATCACAGATTTGAGTTTGCAATGGAAATCTGATCCCCCCAGGACAGATAACCCAACCCGGGTATGACTCTCTATCAGAAATAAGCATTGACAACTGCCGTTCAAGCAATGTTGCCGCATGTTTTTCGTCTTTATGTGTTTTATCGAGTTCTTCGTTTGAAACTAAAGATCTGTGGATTGAGCGCGGCGCCCAATCCCAAGGCGCCTTGGGTTTTAGCGCGGTCAAAATTTCCAAGAAGACTTCGGTTGACTTTAGGTGCTTGGTATCGAGATCGTCGTATTCCGAAACAATCGCGCCTAAATCTATAGGAGCAATATTTATCGACTCCAAGTATCGACGCCTCGAGGCGGTGAGATTGAGCGGGCCAACTAGGTAAATGCGACGGGCGTGTGCAGACAACTTATCCCGCACCCAGCCGGCCCATTGCAAAAAATTAGGATCATCTCCGGAGAATCCGAGCAGACATAATTCGTTTTCAATAAAAATCTGGCGCGCCAAATTCACAAAGGCAGCATGAGATTCAGGGTATTTTCTGTAATCTTCTTGAGTGAAAATCAATTCCTCAGACAAATTAACCGTGCCATGCAGTTTGATTATTCGCGGAGATCGCGAATTGGCCAGATCTTCCGCCTTTGATACGACGTTATACGCAGGCTCCATTACCTCCCAAGCGCCGCGCTCTAGAAGAGAATCCCAGTTTGTCGTTAAAACATCCGTCCACGGGAGCTTCAATAGATCTTTGTGAAGATCACCAGGAAGCCAAGAGCCGTCATTAATTTCTCGTTTAATTAAATCATGCAACGCAGGTTTACCGAAGTAAGCTTGGTATTCTTCGGCGAGGCGCAACGGGTCTCCAGCGCCGGTGGCATTCAAGTCTTGAGAAAGCGCTTGAGATAGATGAATCCAAAGAGGTAACTTCTTTTTTCCATCCAATGTTACTGCGCCGACTCGACTAAATCCCGCTCCAACCATAATTGCTGCGCCGTGGGAAGAATTGTCTTGACGCCAAAGTCCTGCCGCCAATTTCTTTAGTGCCGCATAATCTGGCAATTGCAATGCTTTTTCGGTTTCGCTGGAGTTCATATCATTTGTAGATATTGGCGGAGGGGTTGGCTTCTCGCATGTCACAAGCTGTTCGCCTGACCATTCTGCTATGGAGTCTCTCTTTTGAGCGAAGCGCGTATCGGAGCAAGTGCCGACTCATCGGGCTACGGGACATCTGCTTTCCCCAAAGGCTGCTTCTGCGCTCCATCTGAGATGATCCGCCTGACATGCCGCGGCGTCATACCGTACTCCTTCGCGAGCGCCATCAAGTTGCTGCCGTTGAATTTACAAACAATCTCTCGATGCGCTTGCTGCCGCTTTCGTGAAGTCCGCCGGGGGAGATAGATGTGTGCGCCTCCCAGCCTGAGGAGGATGCGTTCGATCAGTGACGCTGCAGCGTCTTCTGGTACGGCCACACCAAAACACCGCGCCATCGCGCGAGCTTCCTCCTCAATGATGGCAAGCGGTTCGTCATTTGGGATTGGGGCCGTCATGGTCAGTTCAAGGCAATGGGAGAGAAGATGTCCGCATCCGCTGCGGTGGTCGCCGTAGGCAGGGGAGCCACGAACGGGGCCGAATGCAATGACTTTGCGTCCAGCAGAGGACCGGTCGCGCTGACGCTGGCCGGTGCGCTGGCAGTGGAAAAGAGATCCTGGGGCGGCTGCACCGCGGCTTCGAGTTCGCCCCAGCGCTTGTCCGAATGGTTGTGCAGCCCCAGTCCAAAGGCGGCATGCAGCGCATAGTTGCGGTTGTCGAGCACTTCGTTGCGCGGCCGGCGCTTCACCCAGCGATAGGCCTCCTTGCCGTTCACCTTGGCAAGAATGCGCTGCTCCGCCGTGAGCTGCTCGTACCACTCGCGCGGCAGCTCTTGGCTGAAATGCACGAAGCCCGGCCCGGCCTTCTCGATGGCGAGCTGGCCGAGCAGCAGGTCCTTCGCCGTGTCCACACCGACATTCCACAGCTTGATGCCGTTCGGGATCTTCTTGCCGTTGAAGCGCACTTCCTGCGGGCTGCTTGGGCCGAGGACGTGGATGTTCTCTTCGCCACGTCCTTTGACGGCACGCAGCTTCGGCAAGTGATGCTGGTTCTTTCGAACCCAGTTGTAGACGGCTTGCGTCTGGTCGCTGGAGTCGATGGAGATGGCGCTCAGCCCCATGCTCGCGCCGTGCCAGGCTTGCGTGTAGCGCCGGTTCAGGTACTCGGTCACCGGTAGCCAATCGTCCTCCGAGGCGGGATTGCCGTGGATGACGTGGTGGTCAACGATCCACGACTCGAGTCCGCGCCCCCAGGCCCACACGTCGATTTCCCAACGGTCGCGCTGCACGTCCACGCCGGCCGTGAGTACGAGTCCGCCGACCGGAACGGTGCGCAGCGCGTAGGGCTCGGCGCGCGCCTGCAGTGCATGCTCGTCGGTGCGCTCACCGGAAATCTCCCAGGTCTCGCCAAGCGTCTCGTTGACGAAGAGCTGCATGGGGCCGGTGTCGCCGCTGGCGAGCGGGCCGAGCGCTTCCTCGAATTCCTTGACGATGCTTTCCCAGGTGCGCTGTGGGCTGTTGGCCGCCCAGATGTGGACGCCCAGGGATTTCGGAGGCCGAGTCGGCATGCCGGCGCTGTCGCGCCAGATGCGATCCGGGCCATAGCGCTTGCCGGTCTTGCCGCACACCCACGAGCCGGAAAGCGGCTGATCGCTCGGCAGGTAGTCGTTCTGGCGGATGGACTGGTGGCAATGGGGGCAGACGTGGCGAACGCTCTCGGGCTGGCCCCGCTCCCACTTGAAGCCGTAGAGCTTGTCCTTGCCACCCCACATGAGCGGATGCTCGACGCCGCAATGCGGGCAGTCGATGTGAAAGCGCACGTAGCCTTCGGCGTTGTCGACCGCACGCTCGACATGACAGAGGCCCTTGACGCCCGGCGTCGAGCCGCCGACGAACTTCGGATACGGCGCGCCTTCGAGCCGTCCTTTCGCCAGGCCGCCCGGATCGCCCGACTTCTCGATCAACTGGTCGAACGCGGACCATTCGTCGAGGATGGCAATAGCCACCGTGATGCGGCGATAGGCACGCTTGGCCTTGCCGCCGAGCAGATGGAGAACGCTCTCGCGGAATTTCTTGAGCTTGATGGTGTCTTCGACGCCCCTGCCCTGCTTGCGCGCCGCGCGCACAGCCGGCACACCGTCTACCGGGTCGAGGATCGGATCAATTTCGCTCTTGACGTAGCTGTCGCGGTCGTCGTCGGTGGGCTGCCACAGCGCCTGCTTGCGGCGGCGGTGCGCGATGTTATAGGCGACGAAGGCGGTGATCATCTTCGTGTAGCCCACGCGCTTGGACTTCATCACATCGAGTTCCTCGATGCGGTCGTCGCTCATGAAGTCGAGGATGCCGACCTGAAAGGACCAAGCAACCCAGCCGCCCTTTTGGTGCGAGCTTTCTCCGGCCAGCTTGAAGTGCTCGGCCGCCCAGTCGCTCAGCCGCTGGAAGGCCTCTGCGCGAAGACCGCTCAGGCCGATGCGCACGGCGCCGATGGCGGCGTCGAGTGTTTCACGCGAAACGGGCTTCAAACGGATGCCCCCGTGGTTGCGAGCATCCCTGCGGCTTCGTCGCCGTCCTCGTCCTCTTCATCATCTTCGCCATACGCATCCTCGACGCGCTCGGCCACCAGTTTGGCGGTCGAGCGAATCCATTCGTTGCGCGCCGACGTGACGATCTGCATCACGGTGGCTTTCGCTTCGTCCGGCAGATCGGGACAGGTCCGGCGCAGCGCGCCTTCCAACTGCTCGAAGCGATCAACCACCGCGCTGGATGCGGTGCTGAGCACATCGGCCAGCAGTTCGACCGGGGCGTACTCCCCGCGCGCGGTGGCGTTCTTGATTTCCTGCGCCTCGCGCTGACTGCGCGCAAGCGCGGCGCGTTCCTGCACAAGGTCGAGTCCTCCCATCTCGGCCGACATGCGGCCGGCCGCCACTTCGCGCTGACGCTGGCAGTAGGCCTGCAGCCAGGTGCGCGCCGTCTCGCCGCGCGCGATAACGCCCTCGCCGACAAGCTGGCTGACCTTCGCTTCGCTGACGCCGATCATTTCTGCGAACTCGGCCTGCGTGATCTGCACATTGAGTGCTTCGATGACCTTCACTTAACCCCCTTAGGAAGTGCGCTGAACAGTCCGAGCACGCGGTTCGAATTACCCGTATCCGGTGCTCCCAGGAGGGACCCGCTCCTTTTCCCAGGGGCGCCCCGGCGGATGGACATGGCTTGCCTGTTGTTCATTCGCCCACCAGCTTTCGGACGTGATAGCGGATGCGTCGCTCGACGTAGGGCTCAAGGTCTGCACGCTCGGCCACGCGCTGGCGGCTGATGCGCGACTCGTACATGCCATCACGCACGAACATCAGCACGGGCCGCACGATGAATCCGTCTTGGCCTGTTGCGGCCCAGATGCCGGGCGCAAGGTGCTGTGTCGGGCCACCCCGAAGATGACCATAGGCCACGAAGAAGCGCACGCCCTCGCGGCCTTTGGTGCCCTTGTGCAGACGGGCCTTGCGCTTGTCCGTCATGTTGGCCTTGTAGCCCTGCTCGCCCATGGCCTGGAAGTAGGACAGCAGGCGCACGAGAAAGCCGCCGCGCACATTGCCGCGCCCGTCGTCGCTGCCGGGGAAAGGCGTGTCGGGGATGGCCGTCTGATAGCCGGCAGGCAGGATGCCGATGCGGCGCAGTGCGGCCTCGCTGCGCTTGTCTCTGCGCGCACCGCCGAACTCTTGCGCCTGCAGGATCTTCTGCGGGTCCACGCCCTTGCCGCCGAAGTAGGTCGGCTCGATGTCCACGCTCAGCCGGTCGGGCGTGGCCTTGCGCACATAGACGCTCTTGAGGATGTAGGGCGTCGGCCGGTCGAACTGGTCGCGCATCTCGCGCTGCCACTCGCGCCGCGCGAGGAAGCCGCCATCGCTGAGCCCATTCGCATAGGCTTGCTTGGCCTGCTGCCCCGACAGCTTGGCAAGCTGCGCCTGCATGCTGGCAAGGCCAGCACCACTGAAGCCTATGGTCACGCGCATACCGCCTCCCCTGCCTGCTCGGCCACACGCCGCACCCTTGCGGTGAAGGCGAGATAGGTTTCGCCGCGCCCCACCGAGAAGGCCGCTTCGTCCCATGGCGCCAGGCCCAGTGCACGCGCCTTCGCGTCGATGCCGCTGCGCGTCTCGTGCCATGCCCCGGCCGCAGGGCCAGCGTCAGGCGCACGCGGCACGTCCCGCCATCGCTCGTTGCGGAGCCAGGTGGCGAACTCGGGCACGAACTCCCCGCCGTCCTTTGTCCACCTCTTGCTAAGCCTTTGGGCCTCGATGGCCGAGCGCATCGTCTGCTGCAGCGCGGCGGTTGGCGCCATCCGCCGGTATCGGCGTTCGGCCTTCAGCCGGTTGTCGTGGTTCGGGTAGATCGCAAAAAGTTCATCGAACCCGGTCGCCCCCCCGCCGGGGGGTAGGGGGGATTGGTTCATTGATGGTTCTGAAGATTCGGGTGTCATAGCTGTGACACCCCTCTCGTCTCCGGTGACACCCCTCTCGTCCGTGGTGACACCCCTCTCGGGCTTCGAGACGGGTGTCAGATTGACACCCGTGTGGATAACTTCAGGTGGGGGCGCGTCATCGAGGGGTGTCAAATTGACACCCCTCTCAGGAACCGGCACTTCGCCGCCTTCGATCCACTCGGGACAGATGCGGTATTCGTTGGTCACGCCCGGGCGCCCGGTCGCCGTCTTGACCTGAATCAGCCACCCGGTTGCCACCATCCGGCGGATCTGCCGTTGCACGCTGCTGCGGCTCTGCATGGTCTTGCGGGCCAGCTCATCCACCGAGGGCCAGATGCGCCGGCCGTCATCGCTGGCATGGTCGGCCATCGCGAGCGCGAGCAACCGCTCCATGCCGCCCGATGGATAGCGATCAAAGACCATCGACATCACTTTGATGCTCATGGCGTCGGGCGCCCTCCCCGGCCAAGTCGATCCGCTGCGCTCATGCCTTCGGTTCCTCCCGCATCAGGCCGCGCAGCATCGCCAGCGAATGGCCGACATTGGCGACCAGCTCCGCCGCGTGGTGCTCCGCCTTGCGCATCTGGTTGCGCGACACGCCGTCCTTGCGGCGCGTCAATGCTTCGCCGAGCGCCTGCACGTAGTCGGCGAACGCCATCTGGAGCTGCACAAGGGCATCGAGCGGATCGCCTTCGGAATGCGCCGGCGTGGCCCGGATGCAGACGTGATCCAGCTCCCCGGCCATGGCGTGCAGGATGCGGTAGTCCCGGCTCTGCCACTGCATCTCGATGGCGTCGCGCAGCGTGAGGTGATGGGTCGTGTTCTGCGGGTTGACCTTGTGCGTCAACGTGTTGGGGTTGTGTCCCACGCGCTTGGCAAGGGCAACGATGCCGCCCTGATAGCCGTGCGCAGTGTCATAGGCAGCGACCGCCGCATCGTGGCCACGCAGCTTGTTGGGTACGGGCTCATCGGCGCCATAGCCGTGCGCCGCGTCAATTGAGATATTCGTTCTCATGCAAACCTCAGAGACTCACGCTCTCCACGCAGCAGCAGCGCCAGGCGCTCCCACGCTCGGCGAGCGCATTGATGCAATTGAAAAGTTCCTTGAGCAGCTTGTGGTTCTGCTTGAGGTGGAACCGGATTTGAGCCGCGCGAACATCGCGGCATGGCTGGAAATCGTGGGCGCGAGCGCACGCGCCCACGGACTCCAAACGCCGCGGCAGCAAGCGGCGATGGAGCTGCTGTGCTCGCGCGTGCTGGCGCCTTCGTTCGAGCTGGTGCAATCGTGTTCGCGGTAGCGGATCGTCCTCGCGCGATCAACCGGTCTTCTACGGATAGGCGACCATGGGAACGACTGCGGGGGACGGGCAGAATGACTGTCGGAGGCAGGACTCATGACATCACTTCCCCGCGTCACCCATCCGAAGATCTTCGCTGTCGGAGAGATTCGCATCGGCGTCATCACGTACTTTCCCTTGACGGACGCTCAGGCCGCGAAGATTGCGATGCTCGCGTACCGAGGCCGCAAGTGGACGAAGAAGGACCAGAAGCAGGTGCACTACCAAGTCTGGATTGGAGATCGCGATGCACTAGCGCTGCTTGGATAGCGCGCGCTTCGTCCGCGGTCAACCGGAGCCCCCGGCGCCGCTCTGGCGACCTGATCTCTACGTTGCCGTCCTCGTCGATTGAAACCAATAGCGCGAAAGCGGCTGCACCGCTCGCGGCTCCGCCAGGCCCTCGCCCGGAAGTGCTGGCCAGGGCGTTATCCAAGCGGCCTCCCCAATTCAAGCGATTTGCGCAAGTGGTAGGACGCGTATTCCGGGTCCTCATGGATGCGGTCATGCTCGGCCAGCAAATCACCGTTCAGGTGGAAAATCTGCAGCACATCACGCCGAGACTCCCCTTCGCCCCGCTGGCATTGGACGAGTACGACTTTCTCAACCCTGACCGACAGAGGCGGCATTGCACATGGCAACGAACTCATGGCCCGAGATCCTTTCGACGTGCGATGAAATTGAACAGTTGCTCGACGGGGCCGCACCGGTCGCAGATTCGGCGCGCCTCAACCGGATCACCTTCTTGTGCGGACACTTGGGCACCGACTCCTACATCCGGCAGAAGGCGAATCGCTTGGCATCTCGCGCCGCGATCTATTTCAGTGCTCGACGCCATGCCAGTGAGCAAGGAGGCGCCGCCGGCGTCATGCAGGAGATGCGCTATCGGTTGCTCTCGTCCATTCGAGAACAAGCCGACTGGCTCGCACGCAGTCAGAGTTAGCTCGGGCTGCCTTTTAGCACCGTCGAAAAAGCACTCGACTTCGTCGGCCACAACGGACGACATCAGCGCCGAGTGCAGTGAGCGGCGCGAAGCGTCGTGGGAGCCGTGCACCTTATTCATAGGCGCCCTCCCCGCCAGCCGCCCGCAACACGCCCCACGCGACATCAGGCCGCAAGTCTTCGCAGCGTACGGCGCGTCCGGTTTCTCGCTCGATCTCGGGGCAGCGCTCAGCGGGCACACGACGCTCTCGGCTTTTCCACTGACCTACAGCCGCAGGAGTGACCCCGAGACGATGCGCCAATGCGGTGGCAGAGCCAACGACCGCGATGGCACGCTCGATAGGAGGGAACGGGGTGGCGGTTTCCATATCCGCCATCTTAAAGCGTCGCTTTACTTAAAGTCAATCGCTGCTTGTTGCCGTAGTGTCAACTCGCCGGGAAACTATAGCAATGCTTAAGGATAAAGCGACCATGACACCGGCCCAGCAAACGCTCGCGTCCAATTTCACTCGCGCCCTAGCTGAATCCGGCGTTGCGCCGAAGGCAATAGCCGAAGCTCGCGGCATCACAGAGCAAGCCGTAAGTAACTGGAAACGTACCGGCAAGATCGCTCGCGAACACTTGCCCACGATTGCCCAGTTGACAGGCTGGTCAGTGGAAAGACTGCTTGGAGGCGCGCATGATGATCCGCAGCCAGAGTTCGCTGGGATGGCAAAGATCGCTCGCCGCGTGCCCGTGGTGGGCACAGCCAAAATGGGTGACAACGGCTACTTCGAAGACTTCTCATGGGTGCCTGGCGCAGGCGACGGGCACATCGAAATCCAGACCCAAGACCCAAACGCTTACTGCCTCCGCGTGAGGGGTATGAGCATGCACCCGGCAATTCGAGACGGTTGGTACGTACTGATCGAACCGAACGGACAGCCGAGAGAAGGCGAGTACGTGCTGCTGAAGCTTCGCGACGGCAAGAAGATGGTTAAGGAGTTGCTGTTTCGCCGCCCCGGCTCAATCCAAGTTATGTCGGTGAACGGGGAAGAACGATTCACAGTTGATCTTGAAGACCTCGAAGACATGCAACCTGTTGGTGCGGTCGTCTCACCGAGCAAATGGAGCCCTGACTAAGGTTCAACTGTCCCCTTGGGCGCCGGCCAGTGCCGGCAGTGCCGCTTTATTTTAAAGCTACGCTTGACGAATAAAGCAAAGCGATGCTTTAATTTGTCCATCTCAACACGGAGATGGACATGGATCTCACTGGACACAAGCACCCCCCACGGGCGACACATCGCCTCTCTCAGATCTCAGCCACCAAGGCTGACAACGAGCGTCGCTATCGCTGCAGCTACACGCCGCGCGACGCCCTCGGCCACCTGAATCCTTCGGACACCGGCGCGGCCCCCTTCGTGCAATTCCGCGCGGCCAATGCGACCGCAGCGCTCGACATCGCCCGCCGCATCACCGGATGTCCGGTGATCGAAGCGACTCGCATCGAGGGTTGACCCCGTGGCCCGCGCTCAAATCAATCACGCCACCGACAGCCGCGCCGCATCGCGCCACGCGGCCACCAGTTCGGCGCGCGTGGACATCTGGATTCGCACCATCGGCCGCCGCCGCCAGGCGTTCTATCGCTGCAGCGCCGCAGGCGTCGCGAACTGGCAAGCCATGGGCGTGCCACTCGCCAATAAGGCACTGAAGCTCGGCAGCATCAGCTTGCCCGGCATTTCTGACGCGACCGTCACCGCCTACATGGAGGACGCACCCGCACATCCGATGGCGGCCGAGTTCGGCGACCGCGCACGCGCGCTCAACAGCGAAATCGACTCGCTCAACCTCTCGGCGCGGGGTGCGGCATGACCGCGGCATTCAAAGCGAGCCCTCTCAGCATCGCCGAGACGAAGGCGAACTTGGCGGCAGCGCAAGCAGCCGCAGCCATCGCGCAGGCCATCGCTGCCTACCAAGCAGCCGGCTATGGCTCTCTCGTGACTCAGCCGCTCCATGAGGCTCTGGCGCACGTCAATCACTCGATCCGCGAGGTGAAGTCGTGAGCGCGTCGAATGAAGAAATCGGCGCGCTCCTGCGGAGGGCTGACGCCCTCAAAGACCAAGACGGCGCCTCGGAATCGGTGCGAGCGTTTTGGCGCGGCTACGCCAAGGGCCTGCGCGATTTGCTTTCGGGCGGCGGTAAGAAGGCAGCGGCGAAGGACTCAGCCGCCCAACACTGCGCGAGCATGCGCCAAAGTGCAAACGCCGCTCTGCCCATAGACGGCCATCGTCTCGCCGCTGCGGACATGCCTGAGTTCGTGACCGCCGAGGACGTAGAGATCGCCGATTACCTCATCGTCGATTTCAAGGTCAACGCTGTCCAACAGCTCGAACACGACGAGTTGATCGCTCTCGTCCCGCACGACAAACAGGCCGTTCCTGCGGTTGATGTCCACAATGTTTCCGCGTGCCATGAGTCCTCCGGAGTTGTCGCGGAGAGTATGGCGCAAGGGCATACCGCCGCGGCCGAGCCTGAGAGCGTGAAGGGCACCGGAGGCGCCGCGTGACGTTCCTCTTCCGCTGCCCCGAATGCCGCACGCGCCGCCGCGATCACGGCCTGTTCTCGCAGCACCTGCGCGCGACCGGCCACCGGCTGTGCCGGTGCGGCGGCTACCACTACGAGCACCGCCCAGGTTCGCCATTCTGCGAGCGCAATCCCATGAGCGCGGCCCTGCTCGCGAGCCGTTACGGCGCCTCTGACGAAGAGGTGACCGACATCGCGCTCGAAATCGTTCTGACCACGCGCAGGCGCACTGCCCTGCACTGCCCGTTCTGAAAGGCCGGCATGCGCTCGACCTCATTCCAAGAAACCGGCGTTGGCCTCATGAGGACATCGCCCGTCAAGCCCATCCCGGGCTTCCTCGCGACCGCTGCCGCGCTGGCGGTCTTCATCGTCCTGCCCATCGCGCTTGCCGCGATGTGTGTCTACGGCTGGAGCACACCATGATCGTGATCGTTTCCCCTCGCCCGCGGCGCCCCAAGCAGCCGCAACAAACCGGCCCCATCGGTGGCCTCACCGACAGCCGCTTTCAGTACACGCCGAGCGTCGCCACCGACATCCGCAAGACTTTCAAGCGCATCCGTGCCGAGCAGCGAGGTGCGCAGGCATGACGACCACGACCACCGGCGTTTTCTTCGTCGGCAAGGACCGCCCAGGACGCCCCGCCGTCAGCGAACACACGTCTAACGCGGGCGAGTTCGTTCTGAAGATGCGAGTCGTCGACAACCAAGGGCCGCGCGCCGTCGAGGTGTACGTCGTGCGCTGGATCGGTCCCTCTGCCGCTGCGTGGCGTGCGCAGCACCGCAACCTCAAAGCCGGCGATGCGCTGCGCCTTGAACTCACGAACCCGCGTTCGATGCCAGGCGCTCAAGCGCCGGAAATCCATGCCGCCATTAAGACGTGCGAGCCGCTGCCCGCACGCGCCCCAGCAATCGCCCAGGCCGCATAGCGCGGCAGGCATCACTTACCCAAAGAACACCATGCCCTTTTCTGTTACCCCGCTCGCGACCATCGAGCGCGAAGCCAAGGCCGCAGCCGAACGCGGCGAAACGCCGAATGAAGCTTGCCGATATCCCTTCGATGACCCGGCCGGACAGGCGTTCGTCCGGATCTACAACGAGCACCGTGACGCCTTGCGCGTCCGCGCATCGCAGCACACGTCGGAGCGCAGCGTATGACGTGGATGCTCACCAGCACAGGCGCCGAATACCATCTCACTGGCCCCGCCGCGCTTGCCGCAAGCGGCCGTCCCGTGGACATCCGCGACGTGTCCCACCACCTCGCCATCGTGAACCAGTTCAACGGCGCCACCACGCGCCCGTACAGCGTCGCCGAGCACAGCCTGCTGTGCTGCGACATCGCGCGGCACGCCGGTGCTTCGGTGTTCGTGCAGATGGCCGCGCTGATGCATGACGCACACGAGGCATACACCAATGACCTCATCAGTCCGGCGAAGCTCGCCGTGAACAGCTTCAGCATGGGCGCCGGTGGCATCGCCGCGTGGGCACTCTTCGAGGCCGAGCATGCGAAGACCGTTCGCGAGCACTTCAAGCTGCTTTCGGTGTTCGCCAGCCACAAGACATTGCTGCGCTCCATCGACTCGCAGGCGCTCGCCACGGCGCGGCGCGACCTGACTCCGTTTGACCCAGCACGGCATCTGCCGTGGGCCGTATTGGGCGACAACACCACGCAGCCAATGGCACCCGCGGACTGGATTCGCCTCGACACGCCCGAGCGCGAAGCAGCTACGTGGAAAGACTGGCGCGAGCAGTTCCGCAATCGCTTTCTCGAGTTGCAGGTGCAGCGCACCCTCGCCGGATTGGCGGCGACCAACGCTGACAGCACCGCTCGTCATTCACTGAACTTGGCCACGAACAAGGAAACCTCATGAGCCCACCCGAATTCATCGCAACGAAGCCTTTCCCCGCGGGGTGCACCCCGCGCATTCCAACCTCAATCAAGAACCAGGAAACTCAAATGAACGAAAAACTTCTCGTCCCAGCGGCAGAGGCTGCAAAGATGCTGTCCATGGGCCGGTCCACCTTCTGGAACAAGGTGAAGCTTAAGCAGCTCCCCCAGCCGGTGAAGATTGCGGGCATCACGCGGTGGCGCGTCTCAGATTTGCGAGGATTCGTGAACGTGGTTTCTAGTTAAGTACCGCCTGGTCTGCAGGGTTCCACATCGCCCTCAAGGCTTGAAATCACCTTGTCGATCACTTTAAAAATCGTGCGATACGGCGCCTTAAAAAATTCCCGACTTGGATTGAATCTGTACGACGCCAGTTCTTCGTGAATCAGTCTTTCGGCTTGCACGCAGTCACCAGTCGCCCATTCTTCTACGACAAGAAAATGGTCGGGGGAGCTTGTACTTCTCGACAATTCCCCCGAACGTTCATCTGACGTACGGCGTGTTAGCCCGACTTTGAACACATCTTTAAGATGCGCCGCGGAGCGCATAACGTATATAAATCCCGGGTTGGAGCCAGGAATTTCACCCCCTCCGCGAGAAGCGAAAACAGTTGAATTCGTGGGTGAATCCTCCACCCATGACTGAACCTGACTAACCCAGGTTCTGCCATGGATCGGCCGACCCACTTTGTCTCTCCCCTCTACATCGATCGGCAACTTCCGCCAGTAACCGCTTTTTTCAACCTTGTATTCGGGTGCATTAAAAATCGTCCGGTCCGGGGAACGGGTTGGAGGTGCTCGCAGCAGTCGAACATCTCTGTAGGTAATCCAATGTTTCGGATTTACACGCTCAAAAACCTTCTTGTTTTTGAGATGCGATCGATACTCCCTGAAGGAGGTAGGGTGGCGCTCAATTTCGATATCATCGTTATGAGCTTCGAAGAAGGTAGGGAGGAGCAAACAGGTTTTGCACAGCTCAAATAGCGTCCCATAATCTTTCATGGCGCTCGCTGATTGCTCGAACTGCTTCTTTATTTTCTCGGAAAAGAATTCGCCTTTTTCGTCAAGAAATGCAGACACATCGTCCGTCTTTCCTGTGTAAGTTGTTCCGCAGTCATGGAACACATATTGCGCATCGACGGTCTTTGTCTCAAGATCGAACCGCAGAAGGACGACAGTTTTCCATAGATCAGGATCCTCGACTAAGGGCTCGGCGCGCGCTATTAGATCTTCATCAGGGGCAATATGCGCCCGATGTGGGAGGGCCTCAGTGGACTCCCAGAGTTTATGAATATTCTTCGTTTCATCTTCGAGATTGCATTTTTGCCCTGCAACAAGCAATGCTGTGACTTCTTTTTCGACTCTAATCAGCGAAATTGAAGAAAACCCAAATTCCTCACTGCCTTCACTCCGAAACAACAGGCCAGAAGGCTTATCAATCGAATTATATGAATGAGCCTTCCCCTCCGGCAATATTCTCTGAATATCCAAAGGAAATTGATCCGAAGCGCCACTCGTTACCCAATCGATGAAATGTTGGAACGAGAACAGATGATCACACTCATCCCTCAGTTCAAATGTTCCTGATTTCGGAAGAAATTTATTAAATGCCTCCACTACATTGAAGGAACTCGGCATGTCGCGCAAAGAGCCGTGAAATACCCGGTTGTTATACTCTGCGTTGTATTCTCTCAATTGCCTGTCCGCAGACAGGCCAGCACCGTTTTCATTCTGAACGATGACTAACGCAGTTGCCCCTTCGAATATTTCCTTGAGCAACTTTTGGTGCTTTGGATTATCTTTATTTTCCTCAATAAAGGCATCAAGTCCTTTTCTGCGTTCCGACCCCTTGGGAGGCAGAGTCCAGAATCCAATTTCTGCCATGCGATCCTGGTGTGATGCCAAGTTTTGCTCCACGTAGTATTTTTGAGATATTACGTTACAGCGAGCCTCCGAGCGATGCAGATTCGTGGAAAACTAGGAGTCAGCGGGAGTCAACTGCGCCCTCTCCAACCAATCGGACCACCATTGCATCAGCTCGCGGCGCTGTGCAAGGTAATCCGCACGGTTGTACGCAGCGCGAACGGCATTCGTTTCCTTGTGCGCAAGCTGCCGCTCTATCACATCGTGTGAGAATCCCGAACGCTCATTTAGCACAGTCGAAGCCAATGCGCGGAAACCGTGCGCTGTCATGCGCCCCCTGTAGCCCAGACGATACAAGGCAAACAGAAAGGTGTTTTCCGAAAGCGGGTGCCCAGGGTGAATTGGCGAATCGAGCACGAGCGAGCCGTCGCCACTCATCTTCCGCAGAGTCGCAAGAATGGCTTGTGCCTGCCGCGACAATGGCACAACATGAGGAATGCGCATCTTCATGCGCACTTCAGGTACCACCCAAATCGCCCCTTGCTCCTTCAACTCCCCCCAAAGCATGCCGCGCAGCTCGCCCACGCGTACGAACGTATGCGCCAGGAGCTGTAAGCCGAGCCGAGTCACCGAGTCTTCGTAACTATCGATCGCGCGCATCAACTCGCCAGCCTCTTCCGCCGGGATGCTCGCCATCGGCTTCTTGGTCTTGCGAGCAGTGAGCACACGCGTCAACCCGGCCGCACCGTGCTGTTGAAGCAAACCCGTGTCCTGCGCGAAGTCGAAGACTGCCGAGATGCGGCTCGCAACGCGATGCCCGGTTTCGATCTTTCCGCCGGCTTGCGCAGCCCGCACCACCGCGACCAACTCCGACCGCGGAATGGCGTCGATGGGCCGGAAGCCAAGCAGCGGAAACGCGTACCGCTCTAGCGTGTTCTGCACCTGAATTTGATGCTTGCCATTGGCAAGGGTCGGCAGCTTTGCCTTGAGCCAGTCGCGCGCTACCGTCTCAAAGGTCGGCGCCGCTGCTGCGGCCGGCGGCCCCTCACGAGCCGCTGCGTGCTCTTTCCGCGCTTCAGCCAGGCTCACCCCAGGGTAGAGGCCATAGGTCTTGGTTTTCTGCTTTCCGTCGGCGGTGTAGTTGGCTCGCCAACTCTTTGCGCCGGTGGGCGAAACGAACAGATAGAGGCCATGCGCATCGGCCAGCTTGTAGGCCCTTTCGCGCGGTTTGGCGGCGTCAACAGCTTTAACAGTGAGGGTCATGGTATCGGCTAGAAAATACCATGACTGATGCCATGTTTGGAGCTTGGCTAGGGGCAGTCTGCGACAGCCCCCATTAGATCAAAAAGGATGCCGCTCCCAATGAAAAAGTCCCGTCGCATGAACTGCGCGGGACTTCAAGAAACTGCCAAAGATGGATTCTGGCGGAGAGTGTGAGATTCGAACTCACGGACGCTTTCACGTCGGCAGTTTTCAAGACTGCTGGTTTAAACCACTCACCCAACTCTCCGGAACCGTCGATTTTATGCTGACGCCGGCCCGTCACTCCTCGGGCAGGAAGAGCGACTGCAGATCGCTCAGAAAGTCCAGCCCGCGCTCGGTGGGCCACACGCGGTGCAGGTCGCGCGCGATGAGGCCCTTGCGCTCGGCTTCCTCCAGCCCCTTTTGAATGCTGGTCATGGCAAGCCCCGTGCGCTCGCTGAACTGGGGCAGCGTGAAGCCTTCCTTCAGGCGCAGCGCATTGAGCATGAACTCGAACGGCAGGTCGGCCAGCGCCACTTCGTCGCTTTGCGCCACGGCGGCGCCGGCGCGGGCGTTGTTCATGTACAGGCGCGGTTCGCGGAACCGCACCTGGCGCACGATGCGGTGCGCGAAGCTCAGCTTGCTGTGCGCGCCGGCGCCGATGCCCAGGTAGTCGCCGAATTGCCAGTAGTTGAGGTTGTGCGCACAGGTGTGGCCGCTGCGTGCATAGGCCGAAACCTCGTAGCGCGACATGCCGCTGGCGGCGGTTCGTTCGGTGATGCGGTCGAGCATGGCGTAGGCCAGGTCGTCTTCGGGCAAGGCCGGCGGAAACTTGGCGAACCAGGTGTTGGGCTCGATGGTGAGGTGGTACACCGAGATGTGCGGCGGCGCCAGCGCCAGCGCCTGGGTCAGGTCGGCGTCCAGCCCCTCGAGCGTCTGGCCCGGCAGCGCATACATCAGGTCGAGGTTGAAGGTGTCGAATGCACTCGCGGCTTCTTCCATGGCGGCGATGGCCTGGGCACGGTCGTGCACGCGGCCCAGCGCCTTCAGGTGTTCGTCATTGAAGCTCTGCACGCCCACCGAAAGCCGCGTGACGCCCGCGGCACGGTAGGCGCGGAAGCGGTTGCGCTCGAAGGTGCCGGGGTTGGCTTCGAGCGTGATCTCGGACTCGGGCGCCAGCTTGAGGCGGGCGCGCACATCACCGAGCAGGCGATCGATGGCCTGCGGCGAAAAAAGGCTCGGCGTTCCGCCGCCGATGAAGATGGTGTGAACGGTGCGGCCCCAGATGAGCGGCAGTGCGGCGTCCAGGTCGGCAATGAGCGCGTCGAGGTACGCCGCCTCGGGAATGCCTTCGGCCTCGGCCTCGCTGGTGGCGCGCCACTCGTGCGAGTTGAAGTCGCAGTAAGGACACTTGCGCAGGCACCAGGGCAGATGGATGTAGAGCGACAACGGCGGCAACGCCGCCAGTTGCAGCGGGCCGGGCCGCATCCAGTGCAGCACGTCGTTGGCCTGCGGTGCGCCGGTGGGCTGCGCGGGCTGGATGGGAACGACGGAGGCCAT